CTGAAATGATGTGTCTCTCCACTATGAACGTGCATCACTTTGACATTAGTAATGAACTCAAGAAACTCTGCTGACAACTGGTTTGCCAATAGAATACGAGGAGCAACGACCACTATGGTATGTTGAGGGAACTTTGAGAACTCTCTCTTGGCATCCTGTATCATACAGATAGTCTTACCACCACCTGTGGGTACAATGACTTGACCTTTGTCGTTGTCAATCATTGCCTGTATTGCTTGCTCTTGGTGTGGTCTTAGTTGCATAGATTTCCTTTTGATATATTCATTATAGCAGTTGAGTCAATGGTGTCTCTAAACTGTATGACACATTTTCATTTGGCACATGTGATTCTATCCAGTTCTTTGCTGTGTCAAAATAATCCTTGTCACTCTCAATACCAATATATTTTCGATTTGTATTAATACAAGCAATACATGTAGAACCAGACCCCATGCAATTATCAAGAATCACATCATTTTCATTTGAATATGTGTTGATGAAGTATTCTATCATGCCCACTGGTTTTTGTGTTGGATGAAACTTCAATGGATTATCATTATTAATTACTGGAAACTTTTGTACTGATCTAGGATAGCGATCAGTTGTAGTTCCATCATTACCAAATGTCTCTGTCAGATGATTATAGTTTCTCTTCTCTTTTGGGTGGGGTATATTTTTTCTTGGTTTAACTGAACCAAATGGTTTGTGTCCAGTTGTCTTCTGTGGATTATAGGTTGGTAACTTGCGATAGAATATTAATATATTTTCGTGTGCTTTCATAGGCATCTTCTTTGCATTAAGATGTCCAGTTGCTTTGTTCTTCTCCCATATCCACTCATATCGAAATTGATTTGGATTTGAAACAATTAACTTAGATGTAAAAGGTTGTTGTGATGTCAATATAATCGCACCATTTTCTTTTACTACTCGATTATATGCTCTCCATAAATCATCAAATGGTATGATACTATCCCATTTGTTTTGTGTTGTCCCATAAGGTAAGTCACAAAATACCATGTCAATGCAGTTGTCAGGTAAATCTTCCATGACATGAAGACAATCTCCTAAGAATATTTCACTATTCATTTACAACAAACTCATCAAGATTTTCTACCATTATATCATAAAATTCATCTTTTGTCTTCTTTTGTTTTACATCCTTGATGTCAAAGAATACATCCATAATACCTATAAGTTGACCATACTGTTTCTTTAAGACACCATTAATCTTGGTGCGATTCTTTGCTGATATTACATCATCATAACCACCTACCGTTCCATCTTTTTTAAATCTTGGTGCAACTCTTGGCAACACACTCACAAATAATACTTTCTCTAAATTTAATTCTGGTGCAAATGCTATTCTTGCTGCTTCTCCTATGGTTGTGTTAGCATAGTTTTTGATATTTTTATTTACATTACTATTCATTGCTTTTGCCAGTATGCAAACTTTCAATTCGCCATCAATATTGAAACCCGCAATATCAATATCAAATGTACCTCCAAAGGCATCGTTAGATAGTTTATATTCAAATTTCCAATCTAAATCATTCCATTGAGGATTCTTTACAAGGATTTCATTTAATAGTACATCATGCAAGTCATCGGTTCTCTTAGATGATCTCACATTCTGAAATGATGTTTGTAAAAATTCTGGTAATTTCATGGGATCTGTCAATTAATCCTATTATAGTGCATGTACATTTCCCTGCAATAGCATGTGTGTCACTATGTCAACTGACACAGTTAACACGAGACAATCTGTCTCAAAGTGAGAGAAGTAAGAATCGTATTATTCTACGTCTGTTTATGACCTCTGCACCATCCCTTCAAAAAATTTATAGTATCTCCCGAACAAACCATACAAAGGTATGTATGTAAAATCAAAATTCTACACCATCTTTCCAATTATTAAAGTTTATTTTTTTCCATTGACCATATTTCTCAGGATCATTTTTTTCATCACTTATCATTTCATAAAATTTGTCATCAGGATTAAATGGTAGAGACTTAGCATATTCCCAGAATGGTGTGTCATACTTCGAACCATATTGATAATGCCACAATATAATGTTTTCAAGTTGTTTCATATTTGTTTTTATTTTCTCATTACAATAGTCAACTGTTTGTATCTTAAAAATTGCATCCCACGATTGCCTACAAATGTACTGATAAAATGCAACTGCTGTTGCTTCCATCGGTTCAATAAATCCATACATGTTGCCCTGCAAGATAGTTCTTTCGCCAACATAAAAATTCTTTGCTCTATAATTTTCAAACTTTAATTCATCATTTATCTCGTCAATTTCAAATCTTTTGACAAAATCAATGATCGCATCCTCTCTGTCAGTTATTGTGTCATTGAATAAGTATCCATAGGATACACTATCTTGATTTGGAATTACAAATGTCCATCCATTTGGTGTTGCAACTGCCTTTGTGTAAATTAAATCAGTATCTCGCCCTTTCTTTTTTGACAAGAGAACACTATTCAAAGGATTGACCAGTGATTCGTAATTACTCCTATCTCGATTATGTCTTCCTCGACAATCAAAAATTATATCAGCATCAATTTCTTTCTCAGGATTAATTATATTTTTCTCGTAGACCGTAAATAAATTAGATTCTAGTACCCTCTCAGATAATTTTTTAGGTACGAAGTGCATCGCAATATTAGGCATTTCAAAGGGATGAAATATTTTATCATTTTTCTTTCCCCAATTCTCGTAGAGTATACCTGACTTAAATGTTGCTCCTATCTTATTATCATACCAATTCATTCCTATTGTTGAACCGATCAAATCTAAAATAGGTAGTGTTGTTCCTTGACCTACTTTTTCAATTGGATGTTCATCTGGACTGTGATAAATTGATATTTCAAAACTGTCGCAGTTTTTATCCTCTATAAGATATTTGTAAAAGTGAAGAGCAGTGATGCAACCTGCATTTCCTGCACCAATTATCGCTATTTTAATCATTTATTTTTTTCATAATTTAATTATATCACTTTAAACTCACTTTGACAAGTAACATATATATGCTATAATACCATTAATGGTTGATTATGTATGTCTGATAAAGGTAATGATCGAATTACTGATTTTATAATTCGATATGAAAAAATATTTACAAGAGAAGAGTGTCGTCAGTTGATTGAAAAAATTGATTTTTATGATGATAATGCATTGCTTTATCCTCAACCTGACAATAATAAAATATTTCAAGATCAAGATGCAGTAAATGTTTTCTCTACGTCTGATTTAACTTTACCAGAATCATCTTTCATATGCGATCAAATTTTTCCAAAGATCAATCCATGTATTAAGAATTATCTTGATAGATTTCCACTACTAGGAAGAAGAAAATTTTCAATACATGATATTAAAATAAAAAAAATAAAATGTGGTGCAGGATTTCATCAATGGCACTATGAGAATGGTTATGTATATGATGTTCGTAGAACATTTGTTATACAAATCTATATTAATGATGATTTTGATGGTGGTGAAACAGAATTTTTATATCAAAATAAAAGAGAGAAGGCAGTTGCAGGTGATGTTTTAATATTTCCCTGTCAATATACTCACGTTCATAGAGGTAATCCACCAATAAACGGGGATAAATATCTCGTAACCTCTTGGGCTTGGTTGCAATAATAATATGAAAGAAAGATTAGAAGCAGAATTATTCGTAGAACCATTTCCATTAATGGTCGTTAATAATTTTTATAATGATTTTGAACTCGCATTAATATGGCAAGAATTAATGTTTTACACTGCCCCTAATAAACTTCTCGCAGCAGAAAATTATGGTGGGGTAGTTGGTAAAACAAATGCAAAAGCATTAGTACTTGATGATATATACATCAATCATAGTAAAACTAAGGAAGATGGTATAAATTTTAGAAATTTATCGAATATACTTACTGTCAATCGTAAACTTTTTAGATGCGGTGTGCTTGAAAAGTTTTCCGAACTTCATGGTTGCACTAGCATAGCAACTAAATCAAATCACGACACTACTAAAGTTAGATATTATCATAATAATGAATATTACGATCCTCATACAGATAGTTCTACACAATTTCTCGCATTTTCATATTTTTATAGAGAACCTAAAAAATTTAAAGGCGGTGATTTAATTTTCCCAAAGTATGATTTCAAAATACCATGCAACAATAATACAATGGTCATCTTTCCAGGTTGGGTGGAGCATGGCGTAAGAAAAGTCACAATTGAAGATTCTGATTATTTTGATGGGTGGGGAAGATACGCTATCACATCATTCTTTGGGTGTAAGTATAGGAATACTTTATCGGCAAAGTAAGGTGCATCTTAATTATATTGCAATTTATGAAAATGCTCTCTCAGATGATGAGTGTGACTTAATAATTGATGAATTTGAAAAAGAAAAACAACTACATCATAAAGGATGTAGCGGTAATGGTCGGGTAAGGTCAACAACAAAAAAATCTACTGATATCACATATAATATCAACTCTGACTGTTTAACCTCACAAATCATATCAGATCATTTAGAGGATCATGTCGAGAAATATCTGGTGCAATATCCTGATATAAACAATTATATAAAACAATGGCATTGTCTTTCTGATTATAACATTCAAAGATATTTTCCTGGTGAGGGTTTTTATAAACCTCATTGTGAAAATTGTGATAAGGAAAGTTCTTATCGTGTTCTAGTATGGATGTTTTATCTTAATGATGTTCCAGACGGTGGAACTTTATTTCCAACACTTGAAGTGGGTATTAAGGCAAAAAAAGGTAGATTAGTCCTTTGGCCATCTTATTGGACTCATGTTCACATGGGTCAAATTAGTCACACACATATGAAATATATCGCAACAGGTTGGTTTGGGTTTATNTAATAAAAAATAAATTGTCTTCCACCTTCNCCACCAGGTTTCGCATTATCATTGGTAGGTCCTCTGGGTGAGTTAGCACCAGCAGCACCATTAGAATCTGAATTTGCGCCAAGTATTTCACCACCTTCACCACCATCTCCACCTTGTGCTTCTTCGTCATCCCCACCTTCGCCAGGATTTCCACCACGATTTTTCTCACCAACTTCACCATTAGAACCACTATCACGACCTGATCCACCTTCACCACCATTACCAGCAGGAAATCCTCGACCTCCTCCTCCTCCACCGCCACCAGCAGAGTTTGGGTCTCTCCAATCATCTTGTTCACCACCTGCACCACCACCGCCTCCGCCACCACCAGCGACGATACGATTTGTAGGAGAGTTAGATGATTCAGTTATTGCTTCTCCATTTACGATTGTTCCACTTATTATCTTCATCGCACTCGATCCTTTACCACCAGCAGTTGCTACATTATTATTTGAGTTTGCTCCTCTTCCACCATTTCCTCCTTTTCCGTAAACTCTCCCATTAGTACCAACATCAACAAATAAATCTGTTGAATTTGGCCAACCAGCCGAATTGGTATTATTGTTGTTATTACCTGTTCTTATTGCCACATCATCCTTATCAGAAGCACCTGATGACCCAAAGTGTTTATTAATATGAATTATTACTTTCTTTCCACCTTGCCATCCTGACTTAGGTATAGAAGTTCTATCTGTACCACTTTTATTTCCTACTACATCGTATCTGTTATTATTAAAGGCACCAGTATATACATCAAAATTAGCACTCGTATTAGAGTTAGTGCCATTACCATATACATTACTATATAAGTCTACTACTATGTTTGCTTGCTTACCATAAAATTGACTGAATTTTATAGGACTATTTCCCTGAGGAATACCACTATCTAATGGTAAATTATTTAAATCACCATAATCCTCTGATACCCTATAATTACCTAGTTTGTTACCTGTTGGATTCCCAAACTCTGTTTTAATATCGTTATATGAAATTGCTCCAGAATTTTGTAATGCCATATTTTATGCCACCGTTGCGAGACCTACCCAACCATTTCCATCGTAAAGTTCGAGTCTATTTAGTGTGGTATTATATAGCAACGCACCAGTAACTGTTGAACCACCACCAAGACCACCATTCCCAGATCCATCATACATAAGATTTCTTTGAGCAGTTGTTACCTTAGGTGGAATCATGTAAGCAATTTTAGAACGATCTACTGGCCAACTATATCCTCCCCCTTGATCAGGAACATTGACAACATCAGAGAAGTCAACTGCTGATTTTGGAACTACTGAATTTCCGACTAAAACACTACCAGCATGAATACGAATGTCTCCATGAACTGTAATACGATTAGATTCTACACCTGTTAATGCAGTGGTTCCAACTCCTACACGACCTTCATCATTTATGAATAATTTGTTGTGTGTAGTGCCATCACCACCAGTATTCAATCCTGTTGGATTAACAAATAATAATTCACNACCNTTTCCTGTGCTTCCTATACCAATAATATTTTTTATCTCCAAAGTATTAATATTGTTAACACCACTTGTTGAATTGACATTACCAGTCAAATTACCAGTCAAATTACCAGTTACATTACCAATGAGATTACCATTAAGAGGATTATTCAAATTGAGAGTATCAATGGTAACATTACCTGACATATTGACTGCACCACCAATAGTTGCTCCCCCAACAACTTCAAGTGCTACTGCTGGTGTTGTGACTCCTATTCCTAAACTACCACCAATACCTGTCAAAGTCATCAAAGCATTAGATGCTTTATGCCATACGAAATCCCCAGTGCGATCTGTGCCACTGTCTTTTAAATTGTTGATGTTGAGGAAGTAATTGAAATTACCTGTGTCATTATTCAATATATTTAAAGATCTTCTGGTCATAAATGC